TGCTATCGGAGATACAACAATATCTGTTGACGATGGTAGTTTAATGCAAGTAGGCGATATACTAGAGTTTGGAGACGCAAGTGATGTGCCTTCAAATTCAGGTGCACCTTCAGGATTTTTCTACAAGGTAACTGCAATATCAACAAACTTACTAACAATCGCAAGATTCAATACTGCTACTGGTAAAACAGAAACAGGCGGATTAAGACACGCTGTTGTTGATAACGCTAAAGTCCTAAGACATTGGGAATTTTATTTTCAATTTTCTGGACCACCAACTTCAACAGATGATGTTGTTGCTGCTGGCGGTTCACTAGATGAAATGCATATTGCCGTGATTGACGAAGATGGCGGAATTACAGGAACTGCAGGCGAAATAATAGAAACTTTTGCTGGTGTTTCACAGGCAAATGACGCTAAGGATGCTTCAGGTAATTCAAACTACTATCCAGATGTAATTTATAGAACAAGTAGCTTCATCTATTGGGTAGACCACATCGCTACTTTAACAGACGGTTCTGCTAAAAAAGGCACAACTTTTGATAATACAGTCGGCGATGCTTTTGTAGTATCTAATACTTCACTTACTGGTGGAACAGATGACTTTGTTGCTACTAATGCTGAGATTGCAACTGCATATGAAAAATTTAATGACACAGAAAATGTGGATTTATCTTTATTAATTTGTGGACCTTCACAGACAGGTGCTGACGCTACAGGCGACACAAAAGCAACTGCTGTTATGGATATCGCAACTGCAAGAAAAGATTGTGTGGCATTTATATCACCTGCGAGAGCAGATGTTGTTGATGTTGCAAACGCTGTTACACAAACACAAAATGTTGTAGCATTTGCTGATGGTTTACCATCATCAAGTTATGCTGTCATTGATAGTGGTTACAAATATATGTATGACAAATACTCTGATATATTCAGATTTGTACCATTAAACGGTGACATCGCTGGACTTTGTGCAAGAACAGATAACATCGCTGATCCTTTCTTCTCACCCGCTGGATTTAACAGAGGGCAGATTAGAGGTGCAGTAAAATTAGCATTCAATCCAAACCAAACTCAAAGAGATGAATTATACAAATCAAGGGTAAATCCTGTTGTATCATTCCCAGGGCAAGGTACGATATTGTTTGGCGATAAAACTGCTCAATCTAAACCAAGTGCTTTTGATAGAATTAATGTAAGAAGATTATTCATTACTCTAGAAAAAGCAGTATCTACTGCTGCTAAGTTCCAACTCTTTGAGTTTAATGATGAATTTACAAGAGCTCAATTTAGAAATCTTGTAGAACCATTCTTGAGAGATGTACAAGGCAGACGAGGTATTACGGACTTTAGTGTTGTTTGTGATGATTCAAATAATACTGGAGATGTTATTGATAGAAACGAATTTAGGGCTGACATTTTTGTTAAACCTGCTCGTTCTATTAACTTCATTCAACTTAACTTTATTGCTACAAGAACAGGCGTTGCCTTTTCAGAAGTAGCAGGCGCATAGGAGGGATAAAAAATGGCAAATATTAATGACTTTAAAGCCCGACTAAAAGGCGGTGGTGCAAGAGCCAATCAGTTCAAGGTAACTTTACCTTTTCCTGGTTACTCAGCAGTTGGTGGAGAAACGGCCGACTTAGCATTCTTATGTAATGCTACATCAATACCTGGGCAAAATCTTGGTACTGTTCCTGTAAATTTCAGAGGCAGAATACTAAATCTTGTCGGTGATAGAACATTTAATCCATGGTCTATTACAGTACTAAATGATACAGACTTTAAAATATACAGAGGTCTAGAAAGATGGATGAACGGTATGAATAACATGACTGATAACGAGGGGTTAACAAATCCTTCAGATTATCAAGTTGATATATTCATTGACCATTTAGACAGAAACGGAAGTACTCTTAAATCTTATACTTTAAGAGGTGCATTCCCAACTGCTCTAGATGATATCGCACTTAACTATGGCACGAATAATGCTATCGAGGAGTTCGGTTGTTCATTTACATATCAGTATTTTGAAACAGATACTACTACATAATAAACAAATAAGTAATAAAGGAAAATTATAATATGGTACAATTACTTGGCTTCCAAATAACAAGACAAACTGACGATAAGGATAAACCGGCGGAGGCCAAACAGGCCTTCACGGTTCCTTCTCCTGATGACGGTACAACTACTATATCTGCTGGCGGTTACTTTGGCCAATACTTGGATATGGAAGTTACTGCCAAGAATGATGTCGATTTAATTAAAAGATATAGAGAAGTTGCTCAACACCCAGAGTGTGATATGGCAATTGAAGATATCATCAATGAGGTTATTGTTTCAGATGACAGAGACCAATCTGTTACAATATCGCTAGATAAGTTAGCAGTCTCAGAGAGTATTAAAGGCAAAATTCGTAATGAGTTTGACGAAGTTATGAGCCTACTTAACTTTGACGAAAAAGGTCACGATATATTTAAAAGATTTTATGTTGATGGTAGAATATACTTTCATAAAGTCATAGACCCAAATAGTCCACGAAAAGGCTTAACAGAATTACGATATATAGACCCACGAAAAATTAAAAAGGTTCGTGAGGTTACAAAGAAAAGAGATTCAAAAGGTAAAGGCGTTGAGATTATAGAAAAAACAGCAGAATGGTTTGTCTATAATGAAAAAGGAATATCATCAGCAAACTCAAATGCTGGTGTTAAAATTTCTGCTGACTCAATATCTTATATCACATCAGGCGTAATAGACCAAACCAAGAATATGGTTATGGGTCATTTACATAAAGCAATTAAACCTGTCAATCAATTAAGAATGATTGAGGATGCTGTTGTTATTTACAGAATAGTAAGAGCACCTGAAAGAAGAATATTCTATGTTGATGTAGGTAATCTACCAAAAGTAAAAGCAGAATCTTATTTGAGAGATGTTATGGCAAGATATAGAAACAAACTTGTCTATGACGCTGCTACAGGTGAGATTAGAGACGACAGAAAACATATGTCTATGCTTGAAGATTTTTGGTTACCTCGTAGAGAAGGTGCAAAAGGTACCGAAGTTCAAACACTTGCAGGTGGACAAAATCTTGGCGAGATTTCAGATGTACAATACTTTCAAAAGAAATTGTATAAATCTTTGAATGTACCTATTTCTAGAATGGAATCAGAAAATGGTTTTAATCTAGGTAGAGCCGCAGAGATTACAAGAGACGAACTTAAATTTACTAAGTTTGTTCAAGATTAAGAAAAAGATTTACTCAACTATTTCATGATGTACTTAAAACACAATTAGTTTTAAAAGGTATTATTACAATAGAAGATTGGAGTACTTTAAAAGAACATATACAGTATGATTATTTAAAAGATGGATATTTTTCTGAATTAAAGACTGCTGAGATATTAAGAGAAAGACTTAATCTTGCAAATGAAGTTAGTCCATACATTGGTAAATATTTTTCTGTTGAATATATCAGAAAAAATGTATTAAGACAAAGTGATGAAGATATCATTGAGATTGATAGTCAGATTCGAAATGAAATTAAACAAGGTATTATTGCAAATCCAGAAGGCGCACAAATGGAAGATGATGATGATACTGATATAAATATAGGAGATAATTAATTATGACAGATGATAATGTAAAAGCAATGGTTGACTCTCTTGCAGACGGCGATAATATCGCAGCTCAAGACGCATTTAAAACTGCTTTATCTGATAAGATAGGTAGTGCTTTAGATGATAAAAGAATGACAGTTGCAAATGATTGGTTGAACGCAGCTCACGAAACAGAAGATTTAGATAATAATACTGTATTGAGTGGCTCTGGTCAAGAAGCGGAACCTGCCGAACAAGAAACGCAAGAACCTGCTGAAGAACCTGTTGAGATAGACAATGACGAGGAACCAAATGAACAGCCTGTCGTTTCAGAAGTTTAAAGGACAATTATCTGAACGAAGGTATGGTGGACCTGGAAAAGGTAAGGAGTATAAAAATTTATCTCCGAAGATGAAGGCTGCTGTAGATGATGTTTATAGTATGATTGATAAGACCTCTGACCCTCTTATAGGAAAAGTTGAAGGTATTATTAGTCAAGTGGCTAAAAAACATGGAATTAATGTATCAAGTATAGAAAGATACATTGATACTGAAATAATAAAGTAAAGGAAATAAAAAATGGCAATTGCAACAAGAACGCTCAGAGATACAGTAGTAGAAGCTTCTGGTGGTGCGTCAGGTGGTAAAGTTACTGTTCTAGTAAATATGGATGATAACACTACTGCTAACTCAAACATATTAGACGCAAGTGGTTTATCAGGACACGCTAATGGGGCAAAATTAGATATCACTAGAATATGGTGGTCTTTAGTACAAGGTACTGCTGATGACAATACAGGTCATGTACAAATACAATTTAAAGGTGCTTCATCAGATACTATAGCAATTCAACTTGCTGGTACAGGACACTATGATGGTACTGCTGGTAAGATTACGAATAACGCAACGAATACAACAGCGACATCAGGAGATTTAGAGTTAACCGCTCTTGGAACTTCTGGTAGTGTTATTATCGAATTAAGAAAAGACGAATCATTTACTGCATAGTAGATAGGATTTTCTATGGCGATTACGAATACAGCTATTGTTGATACCACTTCGAAGTATATTGTACAGTCGAAGGGTATCAAGGATGAAACAGACCAGATAGTAGTTGACGCTGAAAAATTGAGTAGTGGCACAAACGAATCAAAAGTATGTTTGATTGAGTGTCATTTTCAAATAAAAGGCACAGGTACTTTAAAGTTAAGTGCTGAAAGTGAAACAAATGATTTGAGTTTTACTGGAAATGGTAAGTATGGTTTACGACCTGACCAGTTAAAATTTGGGGATGATAAAATAATAAAATTAACAACTGACTCTAATGTTGAGAGTTATTTGTTGATTACAGAGTTTAGGAGAAAATAATATGGCAGATGTAGTTACATCACAAACGATAGCAGACACCGTTGGTGTTAAAACTGTTATGAAGTTTACAAATATAAGCGATGGTTCAGGTGAGACACTTGTAACTAAAATGGATGCTAGTGCTTTAAATTTTTTGTCAGAGGATGCAAACAGAGTTATCTCAAAAATATATTGGGCAGTCAATACAACAAACGGTAAATCTGGAGTAGAATTATTATGGGCAGGTAGTGGAACAAGTTCCGCTAATGCAACAATAGGATTTTTCTCTGGTCGTGGGTTTCATGATTACTTTACTGCTGGTAATAGTATTCCTAATAACGCAACATTGACAGCGAATACATCTCCTGCAGGCGATATATTATTATCAACTAAAGGTTTTGTTGCAGGTGATAACTATACAATTATTTTAGAAGTGAGATAATGGCAAAAAAGAAGAAAGATTATTCAAAAGCAATTCTAGAAAGAATTGTTGGAACAAAATCTAAGACTTATCTTGCAGATGAATTTAGAAAAGCATTTGCAGAAAAGTATGGAATAAAAAAAGAAGAAATGAAAAGAGAAGTTGTAAATAAAATTTATAACAATAAAGAAAAGGTGGAGAAATGAAACTAATTACAGAAACAATTGAAGATATCGAAGTACTGACTGAAGCGACATCAAATGGTGGTAAGCAGTATAAGATAAAAGGTGTCTTTATGCAGGCTGATATCAAAAACCGTAATGGTAGAGTTTATCCTGTACAGACTTTAGCAAATGAAGTTGCTAGATACACAAAAGAATTTATAAACAAGAAGCGTGCTTTCGGTGAACTTGGACATCCAGACGGACCAACAGTTAACCTTGAAAGAGTTTCACACATGATTACTAGTCTTAAACCAGAAGGTAAAAACTTTATAGGTGAGGCTAAGATAATGGATACTCCTTACGGTAAAATTGTCAAGAATTTAATTGACGAGGGCGCACAGTTAGGTGTATCATCAAGAGGTATGGGATCTATTCAATCAATGCAAGGAAAAAACATTGTAGGAAAAGACTTTTATCTTGCGACTGCAGCTGATATAGTTGCAGACCCATCAGCACCTGACGCTTTCGTAGAAGGTATAATGGAAGGTAAAGAATGGGTATGGGACAACGGCATATTGAAAAGTATGGAAGTTGAACAATACAAGGAAGAGATTGAAAAAACTAAACGCAAAGAACTTGCCGAAGTAAAAGCAAATATCTTCAAAGACTTTATATCTAAGTTTTAAAACCTACGCAGCTTATTTAAAAAGCGTAGGGTTTAAGATGGTAAGATGTATAAATAATAGTAATAAGAAAAATTAATTAATTTTTAAATATTAAGGAGAGACCGAATGTCTGAAACCGAAGTAAAAAAAGAGTTAGACGAAGTGGTGAATGCTGCAAATAAAGACGCAGCTCCTGCTGAACCTGGCCACCTTAAAAATGACGCAGAGGATCTTGGTGCTCCAGTTGTAAAAGCAACTGACAGTAACCCAGACGCTACGAAAAAGGTATCTAAAGTATCGGACCAGGTTAATAAGGATGCGAAAGACGGATCTTTACCAAAAGACCAAAAACCATCTGGCATGAAAGAGGAAGAAGTAGAAGTAAAAGACGGTGTAGAAACTGTTGCTGAAACTGCTACTGAAACTGAAATGAATATTGACCTATCTGATGATGTTAAGGCATTAGTTTCAACAGACGCTGACCTATCCGAGGAATTCAAGGAAAAGGCTGCGACTATTTTTGAAACTGCTGTTAAAACAAGAATACAAGAACAGGTTAAAGTACTAGAGTCTCAGTATGAAGAAAAACTTTCAAAAGAAACTGAAACAGTAAAAGAAGCTATGGTGTCAAAAGTTGACTCATATCTAAACTATGTTGTTGAAGAATGGATGAAAGAAAATGAATTAGCAGTAGAGAGAGGTATTCGTACCGAGATTGCTGAAGATTTCATCACTGGACTTAAATCTTTATTTAAAGAACATTATATTGATGTTCCTGAAGAAAAGTACAATGTACTTGAGGACTTAACAAATCAATCAAAAGATTTAGAAGCTAAACTTAACGAACAGATTGAAAAGAATGTAAATCTGTCAAAAGAAGTTTCTGAATTCCATAAGAAACAAGCAATCTTAGAAGTAACTGCTGATTTAGCAGAAACAGAAAAAGAAAAGTTTGTTTCTATGGCTGAAAATGTTGAGTACGATAGTGCTGAAAAGTTTAGAGAGAAGCTAGAAACTATTAAAGAATCTTACTTCCCTAAAAGCAAAATAGAAGAAGCCGCGTCTAAAGACGAAGTTGATTCTGTGGCGGCGAATGAGCCAGCTGTTGAAGCTAGTTCGGATGCTATGGCTGCATATACAGCCGCAATAACTAAAAACCTTAAGGCTTTATAGTCTTGATGTTTTTTAAATGTAAATAATAAAAAGGAGAGATAAAAATGTATCTTACTGAAAACTTACAGGAAAAGTGGCAGCCAGTCCTAGAACATCCAGATTTGCCAAAAATCGAAGATGCTTATAAAAGAGCTGTAACTACTGTGATTTTAGAAAATCAAGAAAAATCTGTTAGAGAAGACCGAAGCTTTATGGCTGAGGCTGCTCCTGCTAACGCAACAGGTTCATCTGTGGATAACTTTGATCCAGTATTAATATCACTAGTTAGACGTGCTATGCCAAACTTAATCGCTTACGATATATATGGTGTACAACCAATGACTGGTCCAACAGGATTAATCTTTGCAATGAAATCAAGATTCGGAACTCAAGCT